ACTGGATTTGAGCGCGAGACAGCGGCAGCACGGGCGATAGACGTGCAGCTAGATTTGGAGGGTTTCGATAAGAATAGCGACGAATATTACTCGCAACTCAACGGGCGTTTACAAAAAGTGTTTCCTGAGTTAAGATCGGAGCCAAGTCCGAAGCAGCGACCAAGAGGTAGGTCACCAGTCGCCCCAACTACAGGCGGGTCAGCAGCTTACAAGACTAATCGTGTACGCATGACGCAAGAGCAATTACGCATGGCTAGGGAACTTGGTATAAACGATGAACGTGGTCTCAAAAAATACGAAGCCGAAATTCGCCGTCAACAGAGGGAAAGCTAATCATGTCTGAGAAACGAAATGTTCGCGCAGATGAAACACGATCTTCCATACGCGATGAGGAGATTCGTCCAGAAACCGCATGGAAACCGCCAGCACTATTGGACGCACCCAAAGCCCGTCCCGGCTATGTCCAACGCTGGGTAGCCACATCCATCCAAGGCAAGGATACACCCGACAATGTATACAAACGTATGCGTGAGGGTTGGTCTGCGCGTTCTGCTGATACTGTGAAAGATAAGTTGTTTCCGACGATCAATCATGGGCAGTGGACAGGATCAATTGGGATTGAGGGCATGTTGCTCTGTGAGATGCCCCTCGACCGTCATGCCGCGCAGAAGCGGTATTACGAGGGCAAAAACTCAGAGCAAAATGAAGCAGTCGCAGGAGAATTGGATGCATTCGGACGGCGTAGTGGACAAACTTTCTACCAAGATCGTAAGTCTGAAACCAGTCGCGGCAGAAATCTTTCTGCTATGAGCGATTAAATCTTTACGCTATAGGAGCGAAAAACAATGGCAAATGTAGACGCAGCGTTTGGGCTAGTCCCAATCCGTCACATGTCAGGTAATGCTCCACGAACCAATCGATATACATTGGCAAGTGGGCTTAACGAGAGCATCTTCAAGGGTGATCTCTGCATCATTATCAATACTGGCTTGGTGACACCGCACACAGCAGCAGAAGTTAATAATATTGGCGTATTTGATGGGGTGTCGTACACCGCAGCAGATGGGTCATATGTTTATAGCGAAACTTGGCCTGCCGGCACAGTCGCAACGGAAATCATCGTTTATATGTATGATGACCCATATACTGTGTTTAAAATGCAGAGTGCTGGAACCCCAGCCCAGACTAATATCGGCAACTGCGCCGATGTTGTTGCGGGTGCTGGATCAGCCATCACGGGACAATCGGGCTTTGAGATTAATGGAACAATGGCCGCAACCGCAGCTACCGTTAAGATTTTAGCTTTGCATGATACACCAGATAATGCGTTTGGTGCCAATGCTATCATGGAGGTTATCATAAACGAACACCTTCTCAAACAAACCGCTGGCATATAAGGAGGGCATGAACAATGGCAATGAATAGAGCAAGTTTTGCGAAAACATTAGAACCGGGTCTGAACACTCTCTTTGGACTTGAGTACGATAGCTACCCCGCCGAATACGCTGCGGTCTTCGAATCGAATAGCTCTCAAAAGGCTTACGAAGAAGATTTGCTTTTGAGTGGTTTCGGCCAAGCGCCAACAAAAACTGAGGGTGGAGCGGTCTCTTATGACAGCGCAAGCCAACAGTGGACTGCGCGTTATCAGCATGAAACTGTCGCCTTGGCATTCTCAATCACTGAGGAAGCTGAAGAGGATGGCCAGTATGGTTCGCTTGCTTCGCGTTACACAAAGGCGCTGGCACGGTCTATGGCATCGACCAAAGAAATTAAGGCTGCAAATGTCTTAAACTTTGCTCAAACTGCTGGTGTCACTGGTGGTGACGGTCAAACTTTGTTGAGTGCATCGCACCCAACCCAGAACGGCATTCAGTCTAATGTGCTTGCCACGGCGGCTGACTTGTCCGAGACATCTCTTGAGTCGATCTTGATTAACATCACCGACATGAAAGATGATCGCGGCTTGCGGATTGCGGCACAGGGTATGCAATTGGTTATTCCAACTGCCTATCAGTTCACCGCAGAGCGTCTGTTGGAGTCAACACTCCGCACAGGCACAGCGGATAATGATCTTAACGCCATTAAGGCTGGTGGTTATCTGCCCAAGGGCTATCATATCATGCGCCGTCTGACCGATCCTGATGCGTTCTTCATTACGACTGACGTTCCAGACGGTCTCAAGCACTTCACCCGTTCAGCAATGAAAAAGGGTATGGAAGGCGATTTTGAGACTGGCAACGTGCGTTATAAAGTTCGTGAGCGTTACAGCTTCGGCTTTACTGACTGGCGCGGCATCTTCGGGACCGAAGGCGTAACATAACAACCCAATCTTCTCTTCCTGTTGGGTCAAACTGGGCGGTCTTCGGATCGCCCTTTTTTTATTTTAAATAAAAATGCATTTTATTTGTATCTGCCTATTGTATTCTGAATTGTATCCCCTATATCTATTACAACAGAAGCAAGGGAGAAAAGAAAATGGAACTTAAAGCAGTAAAAAACGGTTGCGATTATGAGATAAAAGCTCTTCACGGCGACACATGGTTTTTGGTAGGTAAGTTTGCTGATTGTGAGTTTGGTCGTTATGTTTTTCAAACAGATGATCCAGAGATAGATCAAGTTTTTGAGTGTCATTTTGAAGCTGCTGACGAAGTTAGCCTTTGCGATTTACCATCGCAGCTTCGCGTTTTTCGTTCAGCGTATGAAGAAATAGTAGCAGGACATAAAGCAGATATGGCTACTGATCGCGCAAATGAAGCGGCTGCTAGTCGCTATTGGGAAGATCGCGGTTGGGAAGATACGTTCATCGAAGAAGCTATGGCTATGGGTCGTTAATCAAAGCGGGGGCCACGCGCCCCCATCCAAAACGTAACACTAACGCCGTTAGCGTTACAAAAATCCAAAGGAGATAAAATATGTCAAACGGTTTTCCATCATCAGTGGCAATGCTTGATCATATGCTCGAAGGCAACTTAATCTCGCTAATCGAAGCGATGAATATGTTTGGCGTCTGCAATCCCGCCGCAGTGCTAACAAAGCTTCGGAAGGATGGGTACATAATCCACTCTCAAAGAGTATCAATGACTAAGATCATGGTACGCATGAACAAATACATGGTTATGAAGCCACCGTCCCAGCTTCCACATAAAGAATGCTTGATGATGGAATATTGGATCAGCAAATAACCAAGCAGGGGCGGTCTTCGGATCGCCCTTTCTTTTTGTTCAAACCTGTTGTATTGTGCCAACATCCCTGACAGGTGCGCCCTGCACCTGACTTAACCCCGACAGGAGATCATCATGGGTACTACAACTTTCTCAGGCCCGATTAAATCAGGCACAATTAAAGAAACCAGCGGAACAACCGTTGGCTCTAATATGAAAAACACAGGTTTTGTTGTCCTTTCGCAAACTGCTGTGATTGATCAAACAGCAACAACAACCACCACAAATATTATTATCCCACCCAACAGCCAGCTTATCTCAATCGATGTTACTGTGAAAACAGCTTGGAGCGGTGGAGCAACAACTCTTGGCTTGGGCAGTGTTGGTGCGGCAACCACTCTGACGGCTGCTGGAGCCGTCCAATGTAATGCAGTGGGCATCGTGGCGGCAAGCCCCGGTACTGACGCAGTACGCACGACAAAGTGGCTGAACACAGGCACAGGCGATCACAGGCTGGTCGTGACCACAGCGAACACTGGTAATGGTGTTGGCGCAGTCACCGTTGTCTATGCACAAAGCAACAACATATTCTAATTTATTGGTGGGGTTTCGGCCCCACTAGCAATTTATAGGAGGGTTTGGCAGTGTCATCAGACATCACAGCAACCACTATTCAAGATACTCAAGCGGCCTCAACCACGTTTATCGCGGTAGCGGCAAGGCCAACTGGTGCATTCAATCTTGCAAACACTAGGTTTAACGCCCTCCAAGCAAGAGCAGTAACCGTCACAACAACAGGGTCTGCTGATGCTGGCAAAACTGTTACGATTGTGGGTACTGACTACAATGACAAGCCAGAATCACAAGTTATTACCTCTCTGGGCAGCGCCAGCACTGTCGGTGGCCCGAAATTCTTCAAGACTATCACTTCAGCGACTTGCAGCGCACAATATGCAGCAAATGTCTCTGTCGGAATGGCATCCGCAGGGGTGGCTACGTTCTATGCTGGTCGAAGACGGTTGAAGGCATTCACTATCATATCGACAGGCACAGCGGGAATAATAGATTTCTTCAGCGGCGATCCTGACGATGGCGGTCAAATATTCTCTACATTTTCTAGTGGAGTAGACAATTCTGCTGATGATGTATTTATCCCAGACGAAGGCATCTTGTTCAAACAAAACCTTTCTGTGTACTACAACACAACGCACAGCAAGCTTCTAACGGCGTTTCACGCATAGGAAATAACAAATGGCGACATCGAATACAGTAGCGTTTCGCCCCGATGTTGAAGAGATCATTGCGGAGGCTTACGAGCGGTGTGGTATCGATCCGCAAACGCAAACGGGTTACAAGGCTTTGTCGGCTAGGCGTAGCCTAAACTTGTTGTTTAGTGAGTGGGCCAACAGGGGCATCAATTACTGGGCGGTAAAGCAACAGACGCTGACGCTGGTAAACGGCCAGACAACGCCCTACACGCTGCCCGAAGGCACCATAGACATTATGGACGCCGTCATTCGGGACAGCGCAGGCACAGACACGTCTGACCAAATTGTTAACCGTGTGTCGATTGCAGATTATAACCAACTGCCAAACAAAACATCTCTGGGCAAGCCGTCACAATATATGTTGGACAAGCAATATACTCCGCTGCTTTATATCTGGCAGATACCAAACAGAACAACATACAGCTTGAATTATTGGTCAGTAAACCAGCTAGATGACATCACAAAAAGCGACCAAGACGCTGACGTGCCATACCGATGGAGCGACTGCATATGCGCGGGTCTTGCAAGCAAGCTGGCATTAAAAAATGCACCAGACAGATTTCAAATTTTAAACGAAATCTATGAGAGGGCATTCACGTTTGCGGCGGCTTCGGACAATGACGGCGTCAGCTTGAGGATTCAGCCAACTGCGCTGAATTTATCGTAAATGGCAAAATACGCACGGGGCAAAAAATCCAAGGCGATTAGCGATATAAGCGGCCTTCGGGTTCCCTATACGCAATTGAAAACGACTTGGGATGGCCTGCGTGTATCGCCAGAAGATTACGAACCAAAAAATCCGCAGCTTACCCCTGCGAAAAACATTGTGGATGCAACTGCACTCTTTAATCCACGGCCAGACACAGACCCAGAAAATGTAGTAATTTATATTGGGTATAACTTTGATCCATTTGCTGATCGAAGATTTAACACAAATGTTGGAATTGCTGGAACAGCGTTTACGGGGCAAATATCTAATTTTGAAGTTATCCATACGTCTCAGACTGGCGTGGGTGGCACGGCAGCGGTTGGCAACACTTCACTGTTTATTACAACGGATATCTCTGCCACAGGAGCCGCAGGAACAGGCGGTGTGGCTACAGACAGCGCATCGTACCTAGAATATGCAATAACTGTTGGAGCTATAGCCGCTGGCAATAGATATTATGTCGATAGCGTTCTTCAACAGCGGCTTTATCTACAAGAGGGGCAGACATACCGCTTCGATCAGAGCGCATCTTCTAATAACGGGCATCCGCTGCGGTTCAGCACCACAGAAAATGGGACACACGCTGGGGGAAGCCAATACACCACAGGCGTAACAACGTCAGGAACACCGGGAAATGCTGGGGCGTATACTCAAATAACAGTGGCATCTGGTGCGCCTACTTTGTACTACTATTGCACTAACCATAATTACATGGGTGGCACATCTTACACACCAGCGGCAGGAACGATAACTTTAATAA